ACCATGTCAGCCCTTCCGAGCATCGGCACCAGCACCACGCAGTCAGCCACCGGTGCGCACACTCGACACGGCGCGGCCGTAGCGACGAAGCACATCGCTCATCCGCTTCGACAGGGCAGCGTCAGCCTTGTAGGTGACCTGGTAGTCGCCCAGCCGCTCCGATGCCACCACAGGCGACGGCGTGGCGTACTCCTCAGCAGCCAACGCCAGCACCACAGCCTTGAGATCGGCGGGCACCGGGTCATACCCGGCCGTGTAGCCAACCTCGGCCATGCGAATGCCGGGATCAGCAAGCCACACATACGGCGCCCGACCATCCCACCACCACGACGACTCGGCCACAGCCAGGCCGTCGCCCACCACCGAATCGACAGCGGTCACAGGACGCTGACCCAGCGACACCCGACCCACGTACCGGCCGAAGCAATCGAAGTTGCCCTGACCACGCGACATGATCGGCGGCCGGATGACGATCTCCACCTCGACCGTCTCCGAATGGTCAGCGGACTCCAGCGTCTGACCCGTCAACGTTTGCGCGGTAGCGCAGGCGGCAGCGACAGCCTGAGCGGCCGACGCCTCATCGAGAGTCGCCCGCATCTTCGCGGCCAACTCCTCGACAGTCACCAAAGCCATCACGCCTCCAATCGACGGGAACCCTGGTCGCGGGAAGGACTTGCATCACCCCCCGCGACCAGGCGAGCAATCAGCTCAGGTTGATCCGCAGATCCGACGCGACCAGGCAGGTCGGGCGGAGCACCTTCGCGCCGTACACGTGCAGGCCCTTCACACCGTCGCCAAAGGAACGCTCCAGGCGCACCGCCTCCACCTTGTCGATCTGCTCGGCAAGGGTCGTCGCGATGGACGTGCCGGCGAGCACGAACTTGTTGGACGACGACGTGCCTGACACGGCAGCCGGAATGTTGTTGGACTTCAGCACCGTGAAGCCAGCAGCCGAACCGACCACACCATTCGCCAACGTCGCGGCACCGGAAGCGGCACCGGACTTGACGAAGCGGTCATCCTTCTGCAACACGCCGTAGAACGCGGGCGACACCACAGCCCAACGGCCGAACTCCGGCACGTCCGACTCGTCCAGCAGCACCGACAGGTCCACCAGGTGCTCGTAGGCCTTGGCCGCCGACGTGATGGTGGTCTCGGTCAACTGGTGGCCGGCGCCGGATGCGATCTTGTCGAGGAGGAACTGGTCGAGCTCGTCGGCCAACTTGTAGCCGGCGCGCTGCAGCCCCTCGGCGAGCAGTGCACCGCCGTTGACGGCCTGCACCCGGTCGACGTCGTCGAGCTTGATGGCGAAGAACTTCGCCTGGTCCACGACAAGGGCGCGGGTCGCATCCGACAGCTCGTCGAAAGTGAAGTCCGAACCGTCGTAGTTGTCGATGGTCGGGTCGGCCACCGAGGTGATGTTGACCGTGGCGCCGGGGGTGACATCGCCCTCGTAGTCGCGGTTACAGATCACGGCGCCGACGTGGCGGGTCTGCAGCGCGGTCAGCAGACGCGCGCTCCAAATCTCGGGAATGAAGTTGACGACAGCCATGATGGCCGCCTCCTTTCAGGTCAGGTTTGACGTCCCGTGAGCAGATCGTTCAGCCGTCCCTCTTGGGCGGCCTTGTCGATCTCCTGCGGGCTCATGCGCGCCAAGTCGGCGCGGGTGAGTTGGGAAGGCCCCGAGGCGGCAGGCTTCGCACCTTGGCTGGGGTCAGGTGCAGGCGCCCTGGGGGACGCCTGCGCGGCCGTCGCGGCCTTCAGCTTCGCCGCCTTCGCGCGGACTTCCTCTTCCGTCGTTCCGGTGAGGAACTCCTGCAGGTCCGGCGGGAGTTGCACTTCGTTGGCGATTCGCAACCGCAAAGCCTCGGCGGTCGCTTTCTCGGCGGTCGCTTTCGCCTCTTGCAGTTGCGCGGTCAGACGCTCAGTCTCGGACAGTTGCGCCTGCTCAAACGCTTTCACCTTGTTCGCCAGCTCCGTCACCTGCCGCTCGGCGGCCTTGCGGGCTGCCCGTTCGGCGTCGAGGGCACGTTTGCCCGAGTCGCCGAGTTGCGTCTCATCGGGCACCGGCGTCGGCGTGTCCGATGAGGTCGGTGCTGCTGGGTTTGCGGTCGGTGCTGCTGGGGTTGCTGGTGTTGCGGTCGGTGCTGCTGGGGTTGCTGGTGTTGCGGCCGGGGATGCCTGCTCGGCGGGCTGGCCCTGGGTTTCGTTGGCGGTTGCCATCAATCCTCCATCGCGGAGTTACACCCGCCCGCCTCGCGCGGACAGGGAAGTCTTAGTGCCGTTTCCACGGCGCCGTTGGCGGCATCGGCACGCCTGTGGCGCCGACGTCCCACGTGTAGGCGGTCTGAACGTGCGGGGTGAGCCGGTCGAAGTCGGCGGCGCTGATCGCCACCGGGTCGCCCTTCGCCACCATGCGCACCGTGCACCGGCAGGAGCGGTGATACCGCTCGCCGGACTGCATCTTCGACGTCCGTCGGCGTGAAATGCCGGAACGTGTGCCGCGCGCATTTCGCCGCTCGGTTCCTTCACTGCCACCGGCGTACATCGCCGCATCGGCCGACGTGTAGTTCGTACGCGACGCCAGCATCAGGCAGAACGAGCAGGCACCAGGTGAGGGCACCCGCTGCCAGCGTTCCCACGTTCCCGGGTAGGCCCGACGCGACGTGCCATCCCACAGGTTCGCGTACTGCTCCACCTCATCGGTCCACGGCCGTAGCTGTTCCGGCGGCACGTCCCGCTGCGCGATGAGCGAATCTGTGATCATGCGGTTCCAGGTGGTGGAACGCGCCTGCTGCAGCGGACCCGACGCCAATGCCTGCGCAGCCCTGGCCTGGGACACCTCGACGGCGGCGTCCAACTCCATGCCGTCGCCGATGAGCCGTTTGATGCCGGCACCCGAGTAGGCCATCCAATCAGCCACCGGTGTGCCACCCGGCAACTGTGTGGGCCACTCCGGGCGGCCCTTGCGCCAGTCTGCGACGTAGTCGGCGCCGCGCCCGGCAGCCTCCAGACCCAGGTAGGCGTCCGTGGAGGTCAATGCTGCCGACGATGCCGCCGCATACATTTGGGTGACCAGCGGCCCCACCTGCGCCACGGCGGCGTCAATGTTCGACCAGTCGGCCGGCAGCCGGTAGGCGGCCAGCACGGCACGGATGCCCCACACCCGCAGCGTCTCCAGGTAGATGCGCCACGTCTGCTCCAGGGTGGCCGAATCCACCTCAGCCCGCGCTCAGGTTCGCATTCATCATGTCGGGCGTTGGCTGATGCAGGTTGGGGTCCGGGGTCACCCCAAACGCGGCAGCCTGCGCCCGGGCTGACGCCGAACGTTCAGCGTCAGCAATCGACTCCCAGCGGCGTACCTCTTCGGCGGTCACGTTCGGCACCCGGGGCCACAGTGCACGCGGCGGAATCTGCAGCCCGGCGGCCAACTTGCCCAAAGCGTCAGCAGTTTGTGCAATCGTCGGCGTCGACGGATCGCGCCACACCGTCTCCATGCGGGCCGCGTTCGGCGGCAACTCACCCCGAGTCACCAGGAATCCGAGCCGCTGCACCTCTTCCCACGACTCGCCGAATGCACGTTGGCGGCGCTCCGCGCGCTTCACCAGCCGCGTCTCCGCCGACCGGATCGCATCTGCTGACGCCGGATTCGCATCGGACCAGCCGAAGTAGTGCGGCGGAAGCCCGGCCATCGCCGAAGCCATCCGCGCCAGCGAATTGATCGTCTCGTGGAAGTTGCGCAGGTCCGCCTCCGCCAGTTGGCGGATGTCGGCCTCTCCCGGAGGTGAACCTGTCGCCCAAATGCGGCCGGCGATCTTCTCCCACTTGCTGACTGGCCGCCCGTCGCGGTCCTTGAAGTCGTCCTCGGTCAGGCCGAGCGCGACGATGCGCGGGATGGCGTGGAAGTCGGCGGCAACCATCATGTCGGTAGCGATCTTGCATGCCGCGTCGGACAGGGGAACGATGTCGACGAGTTCGGAGACGCCTTCGGTTTCCAGGGTGCGGCCGCGGTTGATCAGCGGCACCACCGGAACCCGGCCAAGATTGTGCACATCCTCCGGGCCGTCCTGGCGCCACAGGCTGCCCTCGGCGAAGTAATGCACCGTCCGATCCGGCAGGTACAGCGTCATCCGGTCGGTGTCGTCGTCCTCGCACCACGTCTTGATCGCAGCAGACACCCGCCTGGTTCGCGGATCATGCTTGGCTATCACCTGCTCGGGCGACTCCACTGTGATCAGCGGCACCGTCGGGTCGTCCTCGTTCGTGCCGACGATGGCGTAGGACCGTCCGCAGATCAGCGCATCAATGTGTGCCTGCTGCGAGGCGACGTCCAGCCCGTTCGCCTGCCACCAGCCCCACAGCGTCGAATCCACCTCGTCACCGAGACGGAACCCCTCAACGTCGAGACGCTCCTCCAGCGAATCCACCACCAGACGCGGCCAGTTGACCACAACCTGCCGAACCCGACCCTCAAGCTCTTTCAGCAGCTCCGGGTGCATGTACGACAGGCGCTGCTCGCCCTCGTAATAGTCTTCCCACTTCTCCAGTTCCGGCTTCTCGTGGCGGAGTTCTTCGCGCAGCGCGACAGCAACGTCAATCGGCTCCACGCCGCGCCACCTCCTTAGATCACCAGCACCCGCCGGTCACGTTTCGCTGTCAGGCCGGCCGTGCGCGCATCACACGCAGCCTCATGGGCCAAAGCGTCGGCCATCACCATGTCAATCTTCTGGTGGTCGTTCGGCTTCCCCACCACCACACCACCAGGGCGGCGCACACGCCGCGCGTTGCGCACATGCCCCAACATCACAGGATCCCCATCATGGGACACCGCACCGTTCGCCACGTCCGTCCGCAGCCGCTCCAACACCGCAGCCATCTGCCGGGTGCGGTACGTCGGCCACTGCACCACGACCTTCTCGCCGAACCGGGCCGCCCACGCATCGATCTCGGACTGCCACAGTTCCGGGTCCAGGTACATGCGCACCACACGGAACCGTTCAAACAGTTCTTCGACGGCTGCCTGCACCTCACCGCGCGGAACCTCCCCGCCGAACTCGGCAGGATTCCACACCGTCGACACACCATCAGCGAACAACGGGGTGAACCCGTATAGCCGCTCACCGTCCACCCATCGGGCGCGAATCGCGGTCCAGTCGTCATACATCGACCCGTCAAACCCGAGCGTCACCGTCGCCCCATCAGGCACTTCCAGCGGCTCCGCACGCGACTGCCACACGTCGGCGTCGAAGTAGGCGTCCGACGTCGCCACGATCCGATTGCCGTAGAACCGTTCCGCCTGCGCCGAATCGCCCAACGCCATCAACTCTTCGACCTCGGCGTCGATCCGCTCCAGGTCCACCCACCCGCCACGGTCAGCGGCAGAATCGCCGTACACGAAGCGCAACAGTTTGCGCCGCTCCCGCTTGTTGCGGAACGATCCCGAAGGCGGCTGCGGGTAGTCGATCAGCACATCCCCGGACGCGGCCTCAAACGTGCGCTGCGCATCCGAGTTCTCCGCAGGATCCCACGCATTCGTGGTCGCCACAGACCGGCCACCCATGCCAGCCAAGTTGCGCCGCTGCGTGTCCGCCAACTGCCAGCCACCGTTCGACTTCAGCCACGAATGAGGCTCGTCATGCACCGCGAACGTGATCCGCTGGCCCAACCGGGAACGACCCTCGGCGGTTACCGGCTCCACAAACCCGCCACCGGGAAGGTTGATCCGCGTCAACCCCGTATCCGGGATGACGTTCGCCAACGGCCCCTCTTGGATCATCGGCAGCAAGGCCCGCCAAATGTTCGCCGTCTGGTCCTCCGACGACGCGGCAACCTGCACCCACGGCGTAGGCCACGGCCTGCCCACAGGCTCACCGTCAGCATCCCAACCGTCGAACAGCGCAGGCCCGGCCGCCTCGAAACAGATCATGGCCGCCGTCAGCGGCCCCTTGCCCCACTTCTGCGGACGCACCAGCAGCGACCGGCGATAAGCGAACGCCGCAGACGGCCGCGACTCGTCCGGCATCGACTCCGGCCGCAGCCGATAGTGCTGCAGCACGAACCGGTACTGCTCATCAGTCAGGACGAACGACTGCCCAGCCCTAACCCCGTCAGGCACCACGCAGTGCGACTCGATCCAGTCGATAGCGACGAATCCCAAAGTCGGGAACTCGCCAGGCTCACTAGGCCCCCGCCACACCATCGACGGCCTTCAACCGACGCTCCGCGCGCCGCTGCTGCTGCGCCACCGCAATATCCTCACGCACCAGCTCCAACCGCAGCCGGCGCCGATCACCCTCCGTCGCCAACAGTCGCGACAGAGCGGAATCCACCGCCGACCACGCAGACCCCGACGTCGAACCGTCCTGCAGCAGCCGAGACATGCGCTCACACGTCACCAACGCAAACGCCCAATCCGACTGCTCGTAGAACCGCGACTGCCCGGACACCTTCAACGCCTCAAACATCTTCAGCGCCAGCGGGTGCAAATCGTCAGGACAGTCCGGCACCGTCACAGCCCCGGCGGGCACGTAGTCGGTCGGCGGGACAGGTCGACGGTTGCGGCGCTGGGCTGCAGGCTTTGGTATGGGTGCCATTGTGTCCTCCCGAATCGCTCGGGGATCAGGCCCTCGCGTCGCGCGAAAGCCCTGGGGTCGATTGGTACAGAATTCGAGCGGCA